AACGTAATTTACTTGGGCCACACCACGCCAACGGCTACCGCTATCGTCCGTGATGAACACGAAGACATGGGTCTTGCCCGTGCTAAGGGATGGCGCGGTGTCATTGGGAAACTTAACCGCAGCAGGCCAAGTGATTGTTCCGGACGTATTCTCGATCTCCACAATCATGCCATACGCGCCGCTGGGTACGTTGCTGAACGTAAAGGTGGAGTTGCCGCTAATCGTCTTCGTGAAGTAGTTGCCAGCCGAGCAATCGATATCTAGCAGGGCTACCGCCGTAACCGACCCCTTGTACTGCCCCGTTACCTCAAGACTCGTAAACTTGCCGGAATTGGCCGTAGAAGAGCCAATAGGAAGCGGGGTGGCAAACACTTGAGCCGCCGTAGTCTTGCGCAGAGCCGTATCGGCAGAGCTATGGACTAGGATGGTGTCGGCAGAGGCGAGGACGGTCTTGGCCGTCTGGTCCGTAATGGCTCCCGGCAAAAGCACCGCATCATCAACGTGGTTGTTGAGATTGGTCGAAGTAACTAGGTTCGACGGCGAGGTCGTCCCGTAGGTGGTGCCTTTTTGAATTTGAGCCATGACTTAGTATATCAAGGCTTTGTGGGCCAAACTACATTATGCGGAAACCCTGCCTGAGAGGGAACATCGCGGAGAGCCTGACGATAAGCCGTCCATTGGATCTTAGCGGCGTTATCCAGCGGCGTGTCGTTAAGCTGGGTCCAATCGCACTCAGTTAGCTTGGTATTACGCTCAGAGCGGACTTGCTTAGCCTTCTGGCTATCAATCTCGGCCTGCTCTTCAGGGGTGTACGAACGCCAAATCTTAGTCTCCACCACTTCGCTAGGAAGGATGGCAAACACCGAGCCGACAAACTTCTCCTGCACATCGCCTTCCACAAGGCGGACGGGAAGCCAACCAAGCTCTCGAAGCCCATCATCATCCATCTGGTCGAGGCCAGAGATATTACGCCATGAACGGGGAAGTCCACGGGGGCCGTCGGCAATAACGCCGTTTTCAACGAAGCAGTAGTTCATGGGAATAGTTTAGGCTCTTAATTTCTTCAAAAGGGTGGGTCCAGTCGCCATACTTCTGTTGGCGGAACAACCGCATGGAGTTGTAATAGGGCGTCTTATTGCCGGGTTCGGCATACAGATAATACCCCATAATTGGAATGACAACCCAAGTGGGGATCCCCATTGCTGCGGACAGGTGGCTTACAGACGTACAGGAGCTAATTACTAGGTCGCAGGAGCTAACTGCCTTGTGGGTGTCGTTCCACGTTTCAAGTGGTACGTCCTGTACCCAGCTTGGCTTGAACTCTAGATCGGCATCCCGCTGAAGGGAGATAAACTCTACGTCGTCCCGCTTGACGGCATCAAAGAACAATTGGGCCGGGAATAGCTTATGGTGTTGGGCCTCAAAGGTCTTGTTACCCGACCAACGAAGCCCTACCCGTAGCTTCTTATTGGGAACAGTAAAGTCGGTGTGAATGTATGCGTCTCCTTGGATGGACCTACGGTTTAGCCCGAGGTACATAGGGCTAGACATTCCAGACATCCAATAGTCGTGGAATACCCCATATTCCGCGCCATGCTGCACTACAGCATCAGCTAGTTCCGTAGAGGCGATAAATGGCACTAGTTCACCAGAGCAGCTAACAATGGGGCTGAAGCCGTTTGAGCGGAGTTCTCGGGTATAGCGTACCTGATGGAGTTGATCGCCCAAGCCACCTTCTAATTGAAGAAGGATGGTTTTGCCGCTACGTCCATCCCATTCAGGTTGTCGAGTGTTTGGCTGGCTATTACCAAATACGCCCACCTTGCGTCCACGATGAAGCAGTTTGTAGCCCTCTTGAATGTTGCCGTCTCGCAGTTCGTACCAACCACGATTGTAAGCTGCGCGGTGGTCATTGGGACGCTCTATCTTGAGCTTTTCAGCAATGCGTTTACCTTCCTCAAAGTTGCCAGTTGTAGAGGCCGCAAGTTGTACGTCTAGGAGGTCTGGGTCAGGCGGAGGGCTTGGCGTAACAGCCCAGAACTCAGGCTGGCAAAATTGCCCGTAGTGGTAGCCAAGAACATCCTTGGCTGACTGATTGTGCTGTCGAGCTAGCTTAGGCTTAATATCGTGAAGCCCTTTGTAATGATGAAGATTCTCATCGTCCTCTGCGACTGTCGATCCATCAATATTATCAAAATTGTAAACAAATGGATCAAGGTTAAGAAACTGGTGAATTCGTTCTAACTCTTGCTTAGCATTCTTGAGTAAATCCTCGTATTCAACGATTAGGAAACAGGATTTATCGTACTCGTAGCCAGCCTGAAGTGTCTGATATGCAACTTTTAAATGGCTAGACAACTCACCCTTAGACATCCAATCATCAAAATTTTCTGGTTTTGCTACGCGAACAAACGAAGCCATGCAATCTGGAACGCTACGAACAGTAGCAATAATCTTTGGCTTGCGACCAAGAACCTGTTTCATAGCTGACATGATTATTGGAATAGGCCATCCTCGCGCCTTATCAATAACAACAGGTTTATTTGTATCGTAAAAACCAGATACAACTGATCGCATGGTCTTGGCTAGACGTTCTTTTGTCGGATCCCCATCGTTAAGTAATGGAGTATCGTGCCAAGCATTAGCTAATCCATTCAACGCAAATACGAGTCCAGATGTCGTTGTAACGTGCGTCTGCGGATTTTGATTTAAAATTGCAGCAAGAACTGTAGAACCGGATCTAGGAATGCCAGCTAAGAAATGAAGCTTGTTTAAGCTATTGCTCATCAAGACATCATATTTTTTGCAAAACTAAAGTAAAGCGTTTTGTTTTATTCCTTAGTTGTAGCGATGCTATGGGTGGAACCACCAGCAATTTTTAGCCATGTAGTCAATGACCCGATTTGAACTGGGGATGATTGGTTAAGCAAATAAAGCGGACTGTTTCCAAGCTGACCATTGTTATTCCAACCCCAAGTCCAAAGCGTTCCGTCGGTTTTAACAGCCATGCAATGCTCATTACCACATGAAATCGTATTCCAAGTGGTAAGGCTTCCAACTTGTACTGGGGATGAGTAATAGGTTACATCTCCCAATCCTAGCTGACCGAAATTGTTTTTACCCCAAGCCCATAATGACTTACCAGTTGCGTTTGCCAAAGTAAAATTATACCCACATGAAACATTTAACCATGTGGTAAGTCCACCTACTTGCACTGGGGATGAATAATATGTTGTATTTCCAAGACCAAGTTGACCAAAATTATTTCTCCCCCAAGCCCATAGGGTTCCATCAGTTCTTGTAGCAAGAACATGATATCCTCGAATGCTATTCGCAATATTGCTCCAAGTGGTTAAAGAGCCAACTTGTACTGGAGATGAATAATATGTTGTATTGCCTAATCCTAGTTGCCCGTCTAAATTTTCGCCCCAAGCCCATAGAGTTCCATTGGTTCTTGTAGCTAATGTAAAATAAGGTCCGCACGAAACGCTACTCCAAGTAGTTAAAGAACCAATTTGAACCGGAGAGGAACGCGTTGTTACAGTACCATCTCCTAGCTGTCCGCTTGAATTATTGCCCCAAGCCCAAAGTGTTCCATCGGTTTTAATGGCTGCGGCATGAAATGCTCCACCCGAAACTTTGCTCCATGTAGTTAGTGATCCAATTTGTGTTGGAGATGAACGGTTGGTTGTGTCGTTTCCTAAACCCAATTGATAATTTCCGTTTCTTCCCCAAGCCCATAAGGTTCCATCATTTTTAATAGCTAGCGTAAAAAGAACTCCACCAGAAACAACATCCCATGTGGTTAAGGCTCCGACTTGTACTGGAGATGAACGATCGGTTGTATTGCCTAATCCTAGTTGACCAAAGTTGTTTTGTCCCCAAGTGTATAGCTTATAATCGGGTCCACCAGCACCACCAGCACCCATTGCAAGTTTAATGACGTTCGGATCCATAATTAGTTAACGTAGTCTACAAGTGCAGCACCGCGCCAGCGTGTGCCACCATCGTCAGTTACAAAGATAAAGATGTGGGTTTTGCCCGTGGTCAGGGTAGGAGCCGTGTCCTTAGGCCACTTTACAGCGGCAGGCCAAGTGATAGCACCAGAAGTGTGCGTGAGTTCAAGGGCGAACGCGAATGAACGACTAGACGGAGGATTGCTAAAGGTGAACGTCGAATCCGCCGCAATCGTCTTGGTAAAGTAGTTGGCCGTCGAACAGTCGATGTCCAACGCGCCTACCGCTGTAATGTTAGAGGCATAGTTGCCATTGAGGTCTAGGCGAGCAAGGGGGGTCCCCTGATTAATGCCAATGCGATCAACCGAGGCATCCGAAAAAAACAAGTTAGCCGCCGTATCACCCTCAATGCGAAAGTCCTTATCGGCTCCAGAGTCGTTGAAAATAAACGTGCCGCCGTCAAAGCCTACGTTGCCAGAGGCATCAAGGGTTGTGAATTTACCAGCCGCAGCCGTGGTTGCGCCGACGGTGCCATTGATATTGATAGAGGCTGTTCCCGTGAGATTAGTCACCGTTCCCGAGCTAGGCGTACCCAAGGCTCCACCATCGACCACAAACGCGCCAGCCGTACCTGTATTGACTCCTAGAGCCGTAACAACGCCAGTACCAGTAGTGATGGTGGATGGCGCGGCTCCAGCACCGCCGCCAACAACGATGGCATTAGACGCCAATGCGCTAGACGAGGCTAGGGTGCCGCTTGCCGTAAAGGCCAAGACACCGCCAGAGGTGCCAGAGGTTAGGCCCGTGCCGCCATTAGCTACAGCCAACGTACCAGCTAGGGTAATCGTACCGCTTCCGGTGACAGGACCGCCCGAGGTGGTTAGGCCCGTAGTTCCACCAGATACGTCAACACTTGTAACGGTGCCCGTGTATTGATCGGCAGACGAAATCGTAAAGTTGGGGTAGGTTCCCGTGATGGTGGTCGTTCCACCCTGCGTTAGAACCACTGTCTGATCTGGCGCAGAATTGGTAATCGTGAAGTTGGGATAAGTCCCAGAAGTCGAGATGCCCGTGCTCGCCGTAAGAACCACCGTTTGGTCTGGAGCCGTGTTGGTTACAGTAATGCTGCCCGTGGAAGTAATTGGCCCACCAGACACGCTAATGCCCGTACCAGCAGTAAGATCGACACTCGTTACGGTGCCAGCACCGTTCGTAGTCCACTCGACATCCGTTGCCCCAGAGTTAAGGCTTAGCACCTTATTTGCATTACCCGTATAAGAGGGCAGCAAATTAACTCGCGCATCGGCGGCAGTAGTAGCTCCGGTGCCACCTTGATTGACGGATATTGTGCCACTAATTGCCGTCGACACGGGAGTGTCCAACAACAGCGTCTTGAAGATGTCCATTATTAGAGGTAGTTGAGTTCCTGCGCCTCAATTACAGCATCAGTAGAAGCTTCGCGGATTGCGCGGGCTTTAAGGGCCATAGTGCGCGTCCAGTAGGCCGAGCTATTGGCTGGCATACGGAAGCCCTTGGTGGCCGTAGGATCGGTGGTTCCGTCGAAGGTAACACGAATATCCG